CCAGAGCCGCCGCCTCCGCCGCCTCCGCAGGCAATTATATGCAGGTATTTAAATCCCGAGGGCTTATACCAGGTGAAAAAACTTGTACTAGGCGTATTAAATAAAGTGTAATTTTTATCTTCTAAATAGAACATAAAATATCACCAACAGATGATAGCACAGTAGCCATCACCTCCTCTACCTCCTATGGAATCGACTCGTCCACCTCCTGTTAGAGAAGCACCGCCGCCACCGCCTCCGCCGCCAAGATAGCCGTTTCCTCCGTTCCCGCCTTGACCACCGGCACCTCCTCCGGCAGCTCCGCCAGTTCCTCCATATCCAAAGGTCATAAATGATTCAGATATTTTTACAGGGAACCCATTACTACCAATACCTCCATTGTCAGTAGTAGTTCCTCCTACGACCCCTCCAGAATGTGGTAAAAATATAGTACCAGCAGTTACAGTATAAGATCCACCTGCAGCACCTGTGCTAGCTGCCGCTCCAAGACCTCCACCTCCAGTACCTGGAAAAGTCGCTGTACCAGATGCTATTGTATAGTTAGCTCCTGCTCCAGTTCCGCCTCCGGCTGTACCAGCAGCTCCAGGTAAGCTAATATTTGTAGCACTACCTGTATAAGAAAGAGAGAAAAATGTACTCATAAAAGCACTAGTCGCCGCCGAAGCACTACCAGCAGTACCGGCTGTACCACCAGTAGTACTAGTATTTCCTCTACCGCCACCACCTGCACCGTTTGCGACTAGAACTAGGTTACCAGCGCTGGCATTTGGGTAAGCATATACAGTAGTAGATCCTCCAGCACCGCCTGCTGCTGCGTTCCCTCCTACTCCACCTACTCCAACGTTAATGTATAAATTATCTGGTAGTAGCCATATAGGAATTGTTCCAGAGCAGTAGGCTCCAGAGCCTCCTCCACCTCCTCCACTCGCTAGTGAGTTCGAGCCAAGACGACCAGATCCACCGCCGCCTCCGGCACCAATTAGTATAAAACTAGCCATAGTAGCGCCTCGTGGCTTATTCCAGGTGCCCCCAATTGCGGCTGTGGTTCCAGTAGCTATAAACTCTTGAATATCCACATTAGGAAGACCTCTTTTTATATGACTAAAATCCAGCATCTTAGTAGTTGCCTCCGATACCTGTTACAGCCCATCCAGCGGCTACGGTTGTACCTAGACCTACGAGAATTCTATGAGCTGGTGGTAGAGCAATATTCATAGGATAGTCAATATCTGGAGTTGCAGCCGAAGCTGAAATAGTAGTCGCTGGAAGCGATATCTCACCAAAAAATGTCTGATTCTGAATATAATCCTGAGGATTACCTAGTCTAAGATCTGTGCCTGTCGATAGGGTTGGAGTCGTTTGTAGAAGTGAGTTGGTTGTAGAAGTAAAGTATGCGTATTGACCGCCCGCTATATTTCCTACGAATATCCTGTAGCTAGCGGCTCCAGTCACTGCTGTCCAAGTCCAGTTTATACTACTGGTTGTCCCTGTGGTTGCCACAACAGTACTTTCAGGAGACAAACTAGTTGCCTGACCCGCGTTAGGAACTCCTCCATATTGGTCTAAAGGCTGGACAAGGGCAAAATAATTTCCTGCCTGTAGAGTCCCGCCTGTTGTACTTGGAGTACCTGTAGGAGCCGCAGCTCTTACTACGTGAGCGGAAGTCTGATTTAAAGAACCATGATTTATAAAGATTCTTGCTACAGTAGCCACATTTGTGCCTAGTGCCTTAAATCTGAGTCTCTGAACAAAACTTCCATTTACTTCATCAGCGTCAAATACGAACTGATTGTTAATGCTAACGCCGGTATAATCGTTAGCAGCCGTTGTAAGTACGCCACCACCTTCGATAGCGCCTAGTTTTGAAAAGATTGGTGCTGTATTTGCAGCCATAATTTATACTCCTTAAAAGATTGCTAGGCCAGATGCCATAGCTAAAGTAAGCCCAAGCGAGCTTTTTATAGTTAGTGTGTCTCCGGAAATACTAGTATCTATACTAGAATCTCCTATTATAGTTAGGGTATCTGTCGTTGAGTTTGCAGTAGTGGAACCACTTTCAGATTGTATAGTAACGAAAGCATTTCCTGCTCCACCGCCTCCACCGCCTCCAGCACCTATTTCTACAATAGTCTCTGTGCCAGTTACATTCTTTTTAAGGAATAGCTTGCCATCGTATGTGTTGATGGCAAGCTCTCCAAGATCTAATTGAGCTGTAGTAGGTATTGCACTTGGTACAGCTGATCTTTTTAATTTTACTATATTTGCCATATGGCTCCCTTCGTTTGCTTATATAAGCAGGGCTTTAATTTCTAATTAGAATTGTCCGCCGTCAATTGTATCAGTCCAGCTAGGTGTACCGGTCGCTGGATCCATTATAAGAACATTACGTGCAGAGTTCGCTGGTTGAGTAGTAGTAGCATTGGCCAGTTTCCCTAGTGTGTTGGCTGCTGTAGCATAAAGAAAGTCGCCTGTAGTATAAGTCGTCTGTCCAGTACCGCCTCTAGTCGCTGCAATTGCTGTAGCGTTCCAAGTACCTGATCCGATTGTACCTAATGTAGTGATAGTGGTCTGGCCTACATAGTTAGCCGAGATATCAATAGCATCAGCACTTACTGTGATTCTATCAGTTGTACCTACTGCATTTATTGTATTACCAGTTTTTGTAAGACCATCGCCCGCAGTAATCTGGCCTGCACCACTAAATTGCGTTATTGTAATTGGTGTAGTACCCATTGTACCGCCCTGATCGGCAGTAAATAGATAGCCATTATTTTCTTGAGTTCCCTGCTCTACGAATACATAGGCTTGTGGTATCTCATCCCATGTATCGTTATCAACAGCTCTTGTAAGTACCCAGGCAACCGAACCAGATCCTATTGCAGTAACAGTATAGATACCATTTTGTGCAGCAGTTGGTTGATTTTTTACTAGGACTCTATCATTGACTGCCATTGTTACGCCGTCAACGACTAAAGCAGCCAGCGTTCCAGTATTAGTTAATGTGGCGCCTACTCCGGCAGTTCCATTGTTGTATGCAACCGTACCTAAGGTCACCGCTGTAGCGGCTCTAACACTAGGTTTCGTATCTATTCCCTGTACAACCCCATCAACATAAGACTTGGTAACTGCATCGCTGGCGGCTCCAGGAATGAGTGCTAGCCCTGTAATTCTGAAACCACCCATAGCTACGTCTCCAGTTGCAGCAGCAAAAGCACTTATTGAAGTAGAGGTGGTAGTATATGTGTTTGTATCAATACTGAAAGTATCTTGGCCAGTGCGTCTAATGAAACCCGCTGTAGCGGTTGTCATGAAACTAGCTAGGTTTGAAATGGCTGGTCCTATTCTAAGATCATATGTAGTCGCACCACTAGAGTTAGCATTAAATCCTGAAGTGGTACCCCATGTTATGCTTGTATTAGTTGCGCCTGCTGTGCCAATAGATACATCTAGGGTACCAGTATTTACTGCCGGAATAGCGGAAGCTAATGCTAATGTGCCTGTTGTAGAGGGTAGAGTGATTACAGTACCCGTTCCTGCAGCAGCCGGAGCAACAAGCTTAGCAGAACCACTAGCAGATCCGGTGAAGTTGGCCGCATTAGTACCATCTACCGTAATTCCTCCGTTAAAGGTCACAGCGGTAGTAGTTGTTGCGCCTCTACCTGTTACTGTACCAAGAGTATCTGCCTCTGAAGTTAGATACGTACCAGTATCTAGTGTCCAGGTATTCGTTCCGGTTCTTTTTAGTATTCCTGTGCCAGTAAGTGCAGCAATAGCAGTAAGATCTGCATCTAGTGGAGCAGCTTCATTCGCCTTAAGAAAGTCTTGATAAGTATTCGAGCCAGTACCAACTGCAAGACGGCCTTCGTCTGTAATTAGATACAGTTCGCCTAAGCTTAATGAGTTACCTGGAGTAGCAGCTAGATTTATTTGTTCTCTAGTACCTCTTTTAATTAAAATTTTATTTGCCATAATTTTTCCAGAATGTCTAAGACATTCCCGCAGCTTTTAGCTGTCAGTTTCAGTTTATAAACGACTAATAGCCGCTAGGACAAATTCCTAGCGGCTACTGTATTTTCGTTCGATTGGGTATTTATTAGTTATCACTTCATAAGATATTTGACGTAATAAATACGTTCCTGCCGCTAAAAGCAGCTCTTATTTAGTTTTTACTGTAGTAACTGCTACCATATGTAGCCAGAAAGCTGCCAACCAATTCCAGAAAGTAAAAGCAATGCTTGTACCAAATAGATGATTTACTGCTAGTATGCTTAAAATAGGACTGAGAATAACCAGTCCAAGAATAAATGCTATAACTACAGAAACTCCAAAAATAATTATTAGTTTTTCCATCATAAATGTATACTCCAAAATGATTAAAAAGTCAAGTTATTTTTCTACGACGTTACGATGGTATCCCCTGTACGGTCTAAGAATTTATAATCTACCTGTACAGGATCAAAAATCTTTATCGAGTCCAAAATCACATCAACGTCAAACTCGGCACAAGAATATACATCTAGCCTTAGTACACCTGGAGTGTCTTCGTCCCAGACATGGAGAGCAATATGGCTTGTCTCTATAATAGTTACAGCCGTAAGACCTCGATTACCGGGCATATCATGATACAGCGCATGAGGACCATGTAGGATCTTCATGCCTATGTCTTCGATAAGTTTGCTTTTCCAGTTTTTGATAACTTCTGGATCTACTGGCGGTTTATTAACTCTAGCATTAACTACTAGTAGATGATGTACTAACATTTACTTTCCTTCTAACCACTTTTTAAAGTGGGGCTTGTATGGCCGATATACATCAACCCCATACTCTTTAAGATGATCCAGACAACCAAGATCATAGGCATATGCACCGTCGTAGTAGCCGCCGTAACCCTGATATTGTGGAAAATAAGGAGAAATTTCCTCGATTGGTTCAATTACATAAACTTGATAATAATTGCACTCTTTTGCTTTAGCGTTGACCTTGTGTTCAAGTACAATAGCCATACAGTGTCTGCGAGCGTGCCAGACAACTTGGCCTGGCTCAAATTCATCACGCATACACTGGTCTGGAATAATTCCAGGATTACGATAATCTGCACCTACAACACGTTGAGGTACGCCTACCATTTCTACTACTTCCTTTACGAAAGAAGCAGGCCGATAGATACGCTTACCAATATCAGTAACAGAATCGCCATCAAGATACCCTTCAATAATGTTTTGAATTTCATAGGGAGTGGGTGGCTTGCCACGGTTTGCAGCGCGACGACGCTGTTGCTCGTCTAGATCAGCACGATAACCTTCAATGATCTTAGCGAGACGAGTGGTATTATACGAGATATTAAGAATCTCACAAGCGTCTTTCTTCGAGATAGGCTTCTCAGCCTCTAGTAGATCTATTACTTTCTTAATATTAGCTTCAGTTAGATTCTCATGTTCTTTAGCTTTGACTTTACTTCTAGCGGCCATAAGTGCTCTCCTTTGTTAAACTAATACAATAAAATAACAGATCTGTCAATTTAAATTTTGAAGATAGTTAGAATATCGTCTTCGATTTCATACTCTAACATATCGCCTTCTTCCCAGTCCAAATTACGTAACATACTCTCTGGTATGATTACAAAATGCTCATCCAAGTCTGGGTTATATTCGACTTCCACTTCAACTTTCTCCGTCATGTGTTTCCTCACACGCTTGAATTACATTAGGGAAATGTTGCTTTAACACTTCCCAGCATTGTTTCGCTACTTCCATGTGTTCTAGCTGAGTGCCATTACCCATTCTTAGCATACAGAAGTGAACCCACGATCTGAGGGTTCCATTCATATAAAGCGTAGATGAAGTAAGACCTTCTGGTAGAATAGCGCGAGCCTGCTCTTTAGCAATGCCCATATTTAGCGCCCAGTTATAATCTTCTTCTACAGATTGTAGAAGTTTTGCTTGACGCATCATCCACTCTTCTTTTAGGGCTGAGTCATCTGTCTGAATAGAGTTCTGCCTATTCTTCTTGTCTTGAAGTCTAGCTTCTCGTGTCTCGAACTTTGTAGCCTTGGCATATCGCTGGCTAAACTCCTGAAAGGAGAAACTGCGATGGCGTAGGATCTGACGAGCAATATCTCGTGTTGTCTCTACCTCCATGTTCACGTTTACCATTTCCAGTGGAGACCAGTGGCCTTCTTCTAGAAGATGACGAACGAGTTTAGCACCTGTCTGGTGATTAGCTTGATTTGCAGGATTAGATACACGAGCGCAGTAAGCTACAAGCTCTTCCGCTGTGTTACAGCCTGTGTATGCACTAGGCTTTGTTAGTCCTACTAGTGTTACTCTAGGCATTAAAGTACGTACTCCAAAGCGTCTAGCTTGTCACTATATTCTGCAATCGCATCTAGTTCACCTTCAATCGCTGACAGAAGATCAGTGTGATCGTGAATAGCCATAGGATTCTCAAGCATGATCTTGACATTGATAGCGTGCTTGTTAATGTGTGCTCTGAAATGTTCTTCTAGAGCATTGATAATTTCTTTTTTCATCTTAAAATTACTCCTAAAATTAGTATAATAGCTACAAATAGCCATGCAGCTAAAGGTATTTGAACAAGCAACGCTACAAGTATAACTAAAAGTACTATGCCTCCAAATACTTCTAGAAACCTAACGTCCACTGATTCGTCCCTCCTGTGTTGCAACGATGCTCTCATCCCACCAGTGAGGCTTGCCGCGACGCTTCCATGAAGCAAAAGGAGCCTTGTCTAGCATATAGAACATTCGATAGGATGCGACAGCATCATCGGATTTTAACTGATCCGGCATCGCAAGAGTTGGTGTAGACCAGCCGACATTAGGTAGTCTAGTAGGTTCGGGCATACGATTGGCCTCTGCACATGACGCATGAGACTTGTTACCACGCCACATCGTCTCCTCGTTCAGAGCATTGATGTAGTTGATAATCCAGTAGTGATGCTCTAGGCTAGAACGTGCCCAGATAGCGCTTGGATGATTGATGTGAGTAGGGAGATATCGAGTGAATACACGCTCGTCAATACTCGGTTCATTACGCTTGTGTACATTTATAACTCCTAATTCTTCGCTAGTTAGTTTACGTGGAATGAAGCCTAGATACTTATCGACCCACAGTGTAGTTGTCATAAGCTGTGCGGCTTCTAGCTGCATCTTACCTACATGGCGGTCGATATGATACTCGGCACATTTGTCTAAATCGTGATCGAGATAAAATAAATTCATAATAAACCTTTATAACAAAGAATTATACTAAAGTCAAGACTGATTATTAACCTTCTTCACCCAGTCTTCCATAAGTTTAGCGTATCCGCCAATATCATGGTAGTTATCATCATACATAGGATCACCGTTAATAGCACGAGCAAACTTATCTGCTAGTGTGGTGAACCCTTGCTTTACTACTGGTGGGAGTCGCTCCCACTTCTCAGGGTAGATGCGAAAAGCGTCTTGAATAGCTTGAGCAATAGTGGCGTGCTCCTCGAAGGAACCATAGCGCGCACCGCGCTCAGCTAGTGTATTTTCTACAGACATTTAATTTCCTTTTTGTTGTTCACGGCTTCTCTTACGCAGTCATAGAGTTCAATAACTTTATTTAGCTGCGTGGAAACCGAATTATATTCAATGATATTATTTGTGTTGTCTTTGACCTGACCTCCCATAGTAATATCATCATTAGCAGGCAGAGGGCCGGCCTTCTGTGCGAGATTCGCCGGAAGCGGCGGAATTTGCACTGGTGTGGCTAGACCTGTATCTGTTGTCTTGCATCCTGCTAGAAGCAGAACGGATAATGCTAGTGTGATCTTTTTCATAGTTTTGGTCCTAGAGCCTTGATCTGGTTTTGTTGATCTACTACTTCTTGGTCGACTTTACACTGTATATAAACGGGCTTTTCTTGGATTATTGTATTGATTTCGTTCTTACGAATAATCTCTTTCTGAACACGTTCCTTGTTTTCTTTTTCAGCGAGCTTCCCATAACTGTCTACAGAGGCTTCAATCATCCCTGTTAGCTTAGCGTTACGTTCTTGCTCTTTCTTGATAGCTTTTTCCCACTTTGTCTGTTCGGCAAGTCTACCTTCATTGTAATAGTGATTCTTAAAGAATAAGAAAGCACCTACGATGATTGCTAGTACACTTATCCACTTCCAGTTGGCTAGAAGGAAATCTTTTGCTAGAATCCACATAATTTAACTCAGCGACTCGAAAGTCGGCTTAGCCAATGCAAATAGGGGCCAAAGCGGCCCCTAGTCACATTGATCGCATCTTGGATTTTGATATACTGCACGTGTAGCAGGAAGTCCGCATTCTCCGCAGATTCCGCTAGACATTTCTTTTGCAAACATTGCAAAAGCATCTGTTATCTTACTTCCACCATTATATGTGACAGCTAGTAGTCCTCTCTTTACTCGGAACTCCAGTTTTTCAATTGGAACTCCTTTGTTGAATTCTACATCGTACTCTACCATTCTAATGAAGGCGGATACGATATTGTCCCATACTTCGGGGACTTCCTCACTTATATAATAGTTCATTTAAGTACTTCTGTTTGTCTTGTGCTGTAAAATACTCATAGTCCTCTTGATCTGTCATTTGACGATACTTAGGTCTATTTTGTTTGTCTTTCCAGCAAAGATAAGTGGTGTTATCAAAGGGTATTGTCCACGGTTGTGCAGTCATTTTCTCTCCTTTTAAGTTGGCCCGTTCTGTTTCGAGGTGGAGCCATACCCATGTAGATTATGCCGCTAGGGCAAGCTCTACAATGCTATCGTTATCGTTAGCAGTTATTATATTGGCACTTTGCCAGTCAATAGTCTCGGCGTTCCTATTTCACGTCAATCGATCCCAGTTTACCCCCATAAGATAATGGGAATTGGTGGAGGTAAGGAGTTTCGAACTCCTGTCTTGTCCGTCTTTATTGTTGGCTGTCAACAACTATTCTTTGTAAGATGTGGATAATGTTCTTCCATATGACAATTATGACATAGAACAATACACTTCTTAATTTCTTCTCTTAACTTATCGGCACTATAAGTCTTACTAATTTCGGCTATTCCAAACTCTTTCTCAGAGGGGTCTAGGTGATGAAATGTTATTGCAGCAGTATTTTTATCATAACCGCAATTTTCGCACTTATATTCCTTGCCTAGTTCAGCTAAAATATCTACTATTTTAGATAGTTGACCATCATATCTAGACTTTTGTTCACAAGTTTTGCACTTACCTTTATATTTCTTTTTGCCATTTGGTTGGTATCCATTTGAGTAAAAATCGGATAAAGATTTAGTTTTTGAACAGGAAGAGCATATTTTGGTATCCTCTAGTTTATCTATAACATTCGTGGTTATATTTGGCGATAATCCTGTTAAATCCCATTTGTTTTTATAAACATAAACAGTACTTCTGCTAATGTCATAGAACTCCTGCAACTCTTTTACGGTCCATCCATCTAATACGAAGGAAGTGAATTCGTTTTTATCAATCATTAATTATCTCTGGCTAACTCTATCACTAGCTCTTGCGATGATTTTCATCTAATGTATGATATAACAAAAGTTACATCAAAAGTCAAGAATTATTTTCCGCGCGCTCTTGTTTAGCACGAAGATGCTCGGCTGGGGACATTCCATAGTCCATATGATTCTTAGAGATATTCGCTAGAATCAGAGGCGACGGAGTCGACTTATAGTACATCTCCCTCATCTTCTTCTTTCGTTCCATTTTTTGCTTGTGCATTTCCTGCATCTATAATCTCCTGTATTGTTCGGTTACAGCCTTCACACACTTGTGTTAGTCTGTCTAGTTTACACTTTTTCTGGCATTTCTTCATTCTTGTGCTTTACCAGCTCTATCATCATTCCTGTCGCTTCGTTAACAGTATCCAAATCGTTGGATTCTAGTCCGCGGATCAACATTTCAGTAAGACCTAGAGCGCCTCCATTGAGAGACATTTTGTTCTGAAAATGCTTACGCATATCAATAACTTTTTGCTTAGACTCTTCGATAGCCTTCTGCCGCTCTTTCTCCTCTAGCTGCCGCATTTCTCTGGCAGCTTCAATGGGAGTCAAAGCCTCTGGAATAAGTTCTTCCACATCTTCCATAATAGCGATAAGTTCTAGTGAGTTTATCATCTTATTACGCTTAGTGTCATATTCAGAGGCTAGTTCGCCATTGTCATACATAGTGTATAGTTCAATAAGGAGTTCGATTGGGTCTCTCATAGGTTATCCTTTATTCGCTTAAACATAAACTATACACAAATATGGCTCTCATGTCAAGATATAAATTAAGCATCCCATAATAATTTAATCTTAGGTTTCTTTAAAAAATGTCTTGACTTTCAAACTAAAATTGCCTATTATTGCTTTGTGACGTGGGGAGTATAAACCTTATATTTCAACTGAGCTTAACCTATAAGATGTATACAAATAAGCTCAAAGATAAGTTGGTAATACTCTTTACGTCACAGGTATTAAATCTCTAAAGAAAAGGAATAGACTTTTGGGTAAGAAAAAGCACAGAAAGTCATATAAATCTAAAGGCTCAGGCATCAAGAACGTATCTGAAAAGCATAAGTTCGATCTCTGGTCGTCTTTGGACCGAGCCTTGTTTAAGGCACAAGCCCTTGCTAAGGGGAAGCGGGTATGTTATACTATCCCAAATCCCGATAAGTCGAATACTAAAGCGAGGTTTATTAAGGTATGTAATAATGGATAATATTATTGAGTTTGCTAACAAAGGTAAGCAGAACTCGACTAAGAGTAATGAGAGTGATCCGGTACATAGCTTTATCAAAGATCACTTACTACCTTGGGCTATGGACAATGGAATTGATGTTAATTCAATGAAGTTTAAACTCAATGGTGCTACCATTATGACGTGTATACAAGGAATGTTACTGGATGACATTTGAGAAGTTAAATGAGGATGCAATTATTCCTCAATATCAGACGATCGGATCAGCTGGTCTAGATCTTCATAGCATTGAAGCAGCCGTTATTGAGCCAGGTATGCGAAAGTTAGTCTCAACGGGCTTAACTATCAACTTACCAAAAGACACTGAAGGGCAAATCCGTCCTCGTTCAGGTCTTGCGGCCAAACACGGTATCACGGTTCTTAATTCCCCTGGCACTATCGACGAAGACTATAAAGGAGAGATCAAGGTCATTCTTTATAACACTAGCGATAGTACTTTTAGTGTTGAGAAAGGTGATCGAATTGCGCAGCTAGTTGTGGCACCCGTTTACAAGCTTCAAGGGTACGCACTAGATAATACTAGAGAAGATAAAGGATTCGGGTCAACAGGTCTATGAAAGTTGAAGTAAGAAATAACAACGTTGAACGTGCGATGCAAATCCTAAAGAGGAAATTGGTCGACGAAGGCGTCTTCAAAGAGTTACAGGAACGTCGTTTTTATGAAAAGCCTAGTGATAGGAAGCGTAGGTTAAAGAGGGCGGCAATAGTCAGGGAGAGACGTAGGGAGCGCGAAAGAAATGTCGTGTAAACTATGTAATGGATTGTATAGCTGATACTGTATATTATGAGGCCAGAGGTGAGGGCGAGCAAGGAATGAGAGCAGTAGCTCACGTTATCCTTAATCGCTCCAAAGAACAGGGCGTAAGCCCTTGTGTTATTGTTAGAAAACCAAATCAGTTTGCTAAAGGGCCTTCAAAGCCTCACAGTAAACAGTGGAGACTAGCTAAGCGGATTTCTATAAATCCCGGCTGGGATCTAACAAGAGGCGCTACCTACTTTCATAATCGTAGTGTCAGGCCGTACTGGATAAGATCACTAAAAGTTACTTTACAACTTGGTGGTCATATATTCTACCGAAAATAAAAGAAGCCCGTCAGACTTAGGTCTGGCGGGCTTTTTATTTGCACACGTAACACTTGCACTCAAAATTGCCATGGTCGGCGCAGGTCAAAAAAAGAAGCCCGCTACTTTTCAGTAACGGGCTTGTTTTATATTTCGATAATATTCTCATCATTGAAGTGAGCGATGTTTTCCATGCCATATCCCATAGGATTGCAAAGGACTCTAGTATCTCCAATCATATAATCAAAGTTATTGTGCATATGTCCGTGCGTCCATAGCTTAATTTGTGGACGTTCTAGAATAAAGTCATCTAGCTTAGAGAAATACCCAAAATTACCAAAGTAATATTTACTATCTTTATAATTAGAGTGAATTGATCGCCACGAAGGAGCATGGTGTGTCATTATGACAACCTTTTGTTCCTCATCACATTCCTCGGAAATATACTCTAGTGCTCTGCTGTGTTCAATAGCTGACTGTAGTGGAGTGAACCTTTTCCAAGGCTTATCCGTATAGTTTATGATCCTAAAATCATTTAGATAGCCTTTTAGGTATTCCATGGCTAGTGTGCTTCGTTCTCCACAATCTGTCCATAGTGTTGATCCGATAAACTTACAGTCATCAATCCAAACAAAGTCATTATCAAGAACTATAATATTAGAAAATTGCTTTAGAGCTTCTCCTAGAATCCAAGCAGTCTCTACATAAGTTCCATGATAATGTTCGTGGTTTCCTGGTATGTATAGAACCCACTTGTAAGACTCTGACGCTATACGAAAGAAGTCTAGGAAAATATCAGCGATTCGCTGCTTATGATCGTCAATAGTGGGCGTCAAATACTTAGCTACACAAATATCTCCATTCAACATCAGAATATCTGCATCGCATGGATTTGTAGCTCTAAAACTGTGATTGAACTCGAGATGCAAGTCCGACATTTGGTGAATACGCATATAAAAATACCTCCGATAAGCTAGAAATATAGCTTATCGAAGGTATCATGTCAAGTATAAAATTTACTTATGGTAGTTCTTGGTCTACGCCTGGATCTTCAGAAACAGTCTTTTGCTGTACATCCTTTGGTACGCCAAGAGTTACATCATCCTGATCTACAGCAGGCGCATCTGAAACTTCTTCTGTGCCTTCTTCAACAATGGCTTCTTCCTGTGGTGCGTCACACGCAGAAAGGCTCATTGCGGCTAAAACAGCTAGTGCTGCATACTTCATTACTTAGTCTCCTTGTAAATAATATATTTGTTAATATGAGGCAGATGTTCTGACCCATTATCATCTATAAATAATTCGACGGTCTCTAGATCAGAAGTAATCTCTCTAGTTGAAACGATAGTTTCTCCTATGTGCTTCTGTCCGAAACCGTCTCCCGCATTGTCTGAGCAAACAATATCATCAGCTTCTTCCGCCGTGTCACATTCTATCATGTAACGCATACGAAAGACCGATATTGTCTCTACTAGGTATCTAGGCAATCTAGTTTCTCCTTCATTGCGGCTAAATCACGTTCTAGTGATTCTATTTTAGACTGTGTTGCCATATCGCAGTCTATTACGTACTCGTGTACCTCAGAAACAATCATATCGAAATCCTTGAATGTTTCCCAGAGATTCACAATTCTACTTGCTAGTTCTATAGCCTGACTTTTCATACATACTCTCTAAATATTCTGCGTCACTGTAGCCATTCATCCAATCTTCCCACGCTGGGGTAAGATACTCAAACGGACATTTCGTATTTCCATCACAGTAAGCATCATAACCATCAAGATAGGCCGTGAGCCTTTCTTTAGCCGCTTTCTGTTCCATTTCTAGCGTTTTAAAGTTAAGTGTCATATCGTCCAGTCCACTTCTTTAATTCCAGCCTCTCGTATAGCTACTTCGCAGACAGGACAAGGCTTCGCAAGGGCAGGTTTACCCTTTTTGTTGATTCTTGTTACTAGAATGCGATGAGCCTTCTCTAGGCTTCTACATTTAATAATGGCTGCAATTTCTGCATGAAGAAATTGCTTTTCTGGGAGTCCAGCGGCTTTCGCATATCGTGCCTGCCTAGGATGAGTCTTAATATACGAATTTTTGCCTATACTAAGCACTCGGCCCTTCTTATCAAAGATAATAGCAGTGATATTCTGATGCGCCACAATTAATCCCAAAGACTGCGATAATATTTCCCAAACAGAGCTAATCCTCTGTCTATACGTGCATCATACTTCTTTCGGCGATCAATGTCAACACTAAAAGTATGGTTTGGTCCTTTTTCCATCTTATAGAACTCTCCATCCTTTTTCCAGACCATATCAACAGTACCTAGATGAAAGTTATTCTCGCCGGGATAGTCATTTGCTATCTCATTGAAGGTCCAGATCATTTCATCCATAACCCAGTCCCACTGTTCGCTGCCTTCCGCGTCTTTTAGGCAGACTGTTGGAAGATCATCGGGGTGTACACTAGGATAGCCATGATTTAAAGCCCTAAGTTGTTTTAGTCCCGGCAGAATGATAAGGGCTAGAGTATGATCGAGATTCCAAGTATCATAGTCGTGATACTTGACCTTTACTTTACGCTGGTTGATCTTGTTAAGAGGCTTTAGACAAAAGTCGATACCATCTAGTAGACCGACTACTAGATGATCGAGCCAGATATACTGAGACTCGTCAATGTCGATGGATGCGTCGCCGTACATAAGTTCAAGATACTTGCACTTGAGCTTATGTGTGCTAATATGTTTTTTAAAAGGGCCAAGTTTGACTTTCATCTTCGATCCATTCTATCTGCGTTACAGACACAACTTTACTGAGTTCTGTACCGTCTGATTTCTTGAGTAGAAGTTCTACTGCGGTTGAGTTAGGTCTGCGATAGGCTGACATAACAGTGTAAATCTCACCGAGGTCATCCCATCTATCTGTGTCTAGTTTGCATTTCATCGTCTCATCCTTGCAATATCTTCGGCATCTTCCTGCTTGAATACGGGAACCATGTTAGACTTGTGCATAGTTGCAATGCCGAGGAGCTTGTCGCCAGTGTACTGCATTTCCTTCTTTGCGGCTACGAACTTATCGTAAGTATCACCACTAGGAACGACGGGCGAAGGTCGTTGATAGGTTGTCGCTTGCAGAGGCGACTTTGCAAGGGGCTTGCCGCGTGAGCGGCGTAGCTTGCCTGCACGATAGAGTTTATACTGCTCTAGCGTCTTGGTCTTAGAGCCTAGACGTTTCATTAGCTTGTTATACTCATTGAACTCTTGCATTAACTTATCAGGCGTCACTAGTAATATCCTTATGTTCTTGATGACGAAGGGCAGAAGCAAACCATATTAGGGAAGGATAGAACTTCTCAATATATTGACAGATTTCCTCGCACTCTAATGAGCGACCTGTGTCTACGCCTTCGTCATGGGCTTTCTTAATTAGATACATATGTGGTAAATTTGTCATGATATATTTTATACTTTATTTCGGCTGAAAAGTCAAGATGAATATTGACCGCACCAGTCTTCAGACTGTACGATAGGCCATTGGCCTGTAAGAGGAGGAGCAAACCTACAGAGATATGCTGAGGCTTCATACACTCTATCTATCTCGTTTCCTAAAGGGTCTCGTATTGTAAATACTTCACCTTCTTTAGCTACCATTTCTGCATATACGCAGTTCTTGCAAACTTTTTCCATTAGTGTATTGTATACCTCTCTATGATTTGTTCTTCCGCTAGTTGATCTAGTATTTCGGACATTTCTTCTTCGGTTAGGTCTAGAGCTTCCTGAATTTCAGTGAAGTCCTCCCAGCCGCAGGCGATTAGATAAACTACTTTATAAAAAGCCTCGTCATCCATTTCCGTTGCCAATTAGATCTAGAAGCGCGGGATCGAAGTATACTGTGCCGTTGACTCGGTTATGTGATGAGTCACTCTTAGAGACAACAGTTACATTCTTACTTAGATAATTCTCACCCTTGATTTCTTTAATCATGTTTTCAACATATTCGATCATGTCAGAGTTATATACAATCCAGTATATATGCTTGCGTGGGTTATCAGGTAGGTGGCTAATAGCGTTATAATGCTTTCCCATTATGTTATCCTTTACAGAGTCTTACAGAGTTCTAGTGCTTGCTGGGGACTGAATCCTTCGCTAATATAAGCCTCATACAAGGTTCGTCTAGCATATGCAATGTCTAAGGCGTGCTTAGCCATTCGTGCATAGCT